TCTGCTTATCTTGGATGAAGTGTTTGATAGTTCGCTTGATTCTTCAGCAACAACAGAACTTCTTTCTATTCTTCGCAGTCTTGGTACAAATACAAATCTATTTGTTATCAGTCATAAGGGTGAGATCTTAGTAGATAAATTTTTACGAACCATTAAGTTTGAAAAGATTAATGATTTCTCAAAAATGTCAGATGATTCTTGATTGGGACAGTAACCAAAGTGGCACAGTAGTGTCCCCACACCTTGACGACAGTGCTATACTAAGATCAAACAAACAAAGAACTCCATGATCAACCAGGAAGTCAAGGGTACTCTTGCCAAACTCCTTGCTACTGAGAACCTCACCGTAGAGCATCGTAAGGTTAGTACCGCATGCTTTGACGTAGATAAACGTCTGTTGATCCTTCCTATCTGGAAGACTGCTTCTAACACCGTCTATGACCTTCTGGTAGGGCATGAGGTGGGGCATGCGCTATATACTCCTAATGAAGACTTCGGACCTGCTCCTAAGGCATTTGTGAATGTTCTAGAGGATGCACGTATCGAACGTATGATGAAGGTGACTTATCCTGGTCTTCGTAAATCTTTCTTTGTTGGATATAAAGAGTTATGGAATGATGATTTCTTTGGAGTCTGTGCAGAAGAGATATCATCACTTGCTTTGATTGATCGTATCAATCTTTACTACAAAGGTAATGCTCAGGTTCCCTTTACAGAAGAGGAAATGGTTTGGGTTGAGCGTACTAATAAGACCACAACCTTTGATGACGTTACTCAATTAGCAATAGAACTATATGGGTATGCTACTGAAAAGCAGCGACAGAAAGAACTTGAAGCGATATCTATGAATGGTGAATCTGCTGCAGATGAGCATGAGATGGTTACCAATGAAGGTGGTGAATCAGAAGGTGAAATGACTCACGAAGAAATGCTTGAAGAGGCAGCAAGACGCGAGGGTGAATGGCGTGAAGATATTGATCAGGATTCTGATCTAGACACTCCTTCATATTCTTATGGTGGGAGTTCTATAAATGAAACCGAGTCTATTACTGACGCTGCTTTACAAGAAGCTCTCCAAACTCTCGTAGATGATAACGCAAAAGAATGGGTATATCTGTCTCTTCCTGAAGTAGATGTTGATAAGTGTGTTGTTCCTTTTGATGAAATTCAAAAAAGTTTAGATAAGTGGTTCTATGGAAGGATAGATCCTGATGAAGAAGTTAATACTTATACAGATCAACATGTTACATTCACTGAAGATAAGTACATTGAGTATAAAAAATCTGCTCAAAAATCTGTTAACTACTTAGTTAAACAGTTTGAGATGAAAAAGTCTGCTGATGATTATAAGCGAGTAGCAGTTGCAAAAACTGGAGTCATTGATACCAACTCTTTATACAAGTACAAACTTACTGATGACATCTTTAAGAAGATGACAATCACTCCTGATGGTAAAAATCATGGGTTGATTATGTATCTTGACTGGTCTGGTTCTATGGCAGATGTCATTCTGGATACTCTGAAGCAGACTTATAATCTGGTTTGGTTCTGTAGGAAAGCAGGTATTCCTTTCCGTGTATATGCATTCCAAAGTGGTATTCATTCTTACTATAGATCTGATTCAGCATCTCATCCTGCTTTTGAACAAACTGAGAATGTTCTTTCTTCTACTACTGACTTTAGACTTCTAGAACTTTTCTCTTCTCGTCAGAACGCTCGTTCTCTTGAGAAGTCTATGAAACTTATTTTTCTGCAAGTCTTCTCTTTCAATGGATGGAGACTTACTAGTTACCGAGATTATAATTTGGGTGGCACTCCTTTAGCAGAAGCAGTTCTTTGTACTCGTGAGTTAGTTTCTAAACTCAAACGAGTTGAGAATGTTGTCAAAGTAAATGTTGTTGCTTTGACTGATGGTGAGGCAAACCCGATGACTTACCTATCTGCTTATGCTCCTGAATTGAATCGGTGTGATGATGATTATCGTTCTAACTATCTTTGTCATCATCACCATAAAGTATTCTTCCTTAAGGATCCTAGAACTGGATACACACGTAAACTCAGTCCCAGTCCTTATGAAACTACAAGAGAGATTGTAAGTTTCTATCGTGAGATCACTGATTACAACTGGATCGGTATTCGTATCTGTTCCAAATCAGAACTTACCAAAGTAGTTCGCAGTCTTCCCTACACAGATCTAGGTGCGATTGACCATCAGTGGAGAAAACAACGCTTCGCTTCTATTAAGAATGAAGCTGGATTTACTGAGTCTTTCTATATGCCTGACAGGGGAACTGGGGCAGGAACTTTAGATCTTGAGGTAAAACAAAAGTCTGAAGTTGCTACCAAAGCAGAACTCTCCCGTGCATTTAAAAAGCACATGGGTTCTAAAATGACAAACAAAACCATCCTTAACGCATTTATTGAGCAAATCGCATGAAGTGTAAAGTACAACTATTCAAGGCAGGAACAGTTTTCGATGAAATTGTTATTGCTACAGACTATGACGATGCTAAAAAAGTTGCCTTGGCACGAAACCCTGGAGCAACTATCATGGGAGTAACGGCAGTATTTGAATGAACATCTTTGTCACCGATGAATCTCCTTGGCAGTCTGCTAAGGTTCTACCTGACAAGCACATCGTCAAGATGCCCCTGGAGACCTGTCAGATGCTCGCTATAGTCGCCTCAGACAAGTGGGGTCATGGTTATGGCACACTGCCTAAGAAAGACGGCACACCCTATGCTACAGAGAAGGGAGCATTCCGTAATCACCCTTGCACCAAGTGGGCAAACGAGACTATAGCAAATGCTCGCTGGTTGCTTGAGCATGGTGTTGCATTATGTGACGAGTATTACAATCGGTATGGAAAAAACCATACCTGTTATAGGACTCTTATTGCTGCTGATGAAATCATTCCCTATGTGAAGTGGGATGATCACACTCCTTTTGTCTTTGCAGGACCTGACGAGTATAAGTATGATACCAGCATTGATATCTTTACTGCATACAAGATGTACATTGCATCTAAACCATGGGTAGCATCCAACTATCTGCGTGTGCCACAGAACAAACCGTCCTGGGTTTGACCATTTTGGGTCAAGACCTGCTATAATTAATTCATACAAAACAAATCAATCCAACAAATCCAATGCCTTTTGCTCCAAACCCTGTTACTGCTGAACAACTGGTTCAATACCTTACCAATAATTTTGGTGTTGAAGTTGGCTGCCAAAACATTCGTGAGGCAGCAAATGAACTCAACCTGTCCTATGCTACTGCTTGCAAGCGTTTGAAGTCTTATAAGTCAGGCACTGGTAAGTGGAACTTGACTGCTCAAGAGATTGAGAGATCATATGAAGCACCCTCTGCTGCCCCTGCAATCGAAGTATCCTACGTTCCTGATAAAGATGATTCCTACGTCCCTTTTGGTAACTTCAGCAATGTTCGCAAAGTTATCACCTCTCGTAAATTTTATCCTGTTTTTATCACGGGTCTCTCGGGTAACGGAAAAACCTTGTCCGTTGAGCAAGCTTGTGCTGCAACGAATCGGGAATTGATCCGTGTTAACATCACGATCGAAACGGATGAGGATGATCTTATTGGTGGTTTCCGTCTTATCAATGGCGACACTGTTTGGCACAATGGTCCTGTCATCGAAGCTTTGGAGAGAGGAGCTGTACTTCTTCTAGATGAGATTGACCTTGCTAGCAATAAGATTCTGTGTCTGCAGTCTGTCCTTGAAGGTAAGGGTGTCTTCCTGAAGAAAACTGGTAAGTATATTCTACCGAAAGAAGGATTCAATATTGTTGCAACTGCTAACACTAAAGGTAAGGGAAGTGATGATGGTCGTTTTGTTGGGACTAATATTCTCAACGAAGCATTTCTTGAAAGGTTCCCCATCACCTTTGAGCAAGACTATCCTAGTGCATCGGTAGAAGAAAAAATTCTACGAAACATGGGTTGTGATACTATCTTTGCAGAGAATCTTGTGAAGTGGGCAGGTGTGATTCGTAAGACGTTCTTTGATGGTGGAGTTGATGAAGTCATCACTACCCGCCGTTTGGTTCATATTGCCCGTGCCAATGAGATTTTCAATGATCGCATGATGGCGATTACTACCTGCACCAATCGATTTGATGAAGATACTAAACAGTCCTTCATTGATCTCTACACTAAGGTTGACGCTGGAGAAGATTCCGAGTACAATGAAGACGAAGAAACCATTTGATTATGAAGTACAATGAAGACGCGCTTCTCAAGGAGTTGCGCGATTATATTTCTGGGACATATGGTCAGCACTATTCTGCTGGCAACGATGAGATTCAAACGTTAGATTTGATTGAGTCCTGTGGTGATGCTGAAGCATTCTGTAGAAGTAACATTCTAAAGTATGCTTCTCGTTATGATCGTAAAGGCACTGCCCGTCGCGATATCATTAAGATCCTACACTACGGATTGCTCCTCCTCCATTTCTCTGACAAATCCAACATTACCGAAGACTACCCTCAATGACAGTAATTACCCGACCAACGATTGAAGTCCTTAAGAACTTCTGTTCTATTAACAAGTCTATTGTCATCAAACCTGGCAATACAATTGCTACTCTTAGCATCAATAAGAACATTCTTGCTATTGCTAATGTTGAAGAGCAGTTTGATTCGCAAATTTCTATTTACGATTTGGGTGTATTCCTTGGCGGTTTGTCTCTCTTTGATGCGCCAAAGATCGATACCACTGAGTCTAATTTCGTCACTGTAAGTGACACTGCAGGAAAGTCGAAGACACGTTTCTTCTATGCTGATCCTGATATCATCACCCAACCTCCTGAGAAGGAAATCAATCTTCCTAGTTGTGAAGTAGATTTCATTCTTCCTGCTACGGCATTGCAGCAACTGCAACGTGCCGCTCAGATCTATCAGTTGCCTGATCTGTGTCTTCATGCCGATGGTCCCCAGATGTTCTTATCTGTGACTGATCGTAAGAATGATACTTCCAACAGTTACTCTGTTCAGGTTGAAGGTATGCCTATGGAGGACACTGATCGGTTCTGCTATTGCTTCAAGGTGGAGAACCTTAAACTCCTGCCTGGTGCATATCATGTTTACATTAGTAAGCAGAACGTTGCTCGCTTTGAAGGTGAAAACATTAAATACTTCATTGCCTTGGAGCCTTAAATCTTTGATGCGACATATCGTATTTACGTTGAAAGGATGTCCCTTTCATCTTTGTGATGATGAATCGCACATTCGCACTATGCTTGTGAATGCTGCTATAATGGCACAAAGCACGTTACTCAATGTGTCCTCCCATAAGTTTGAACCTTATGGGGTTACTGCAGTAGCACTTCTTGCTGAATCACATATCAGCATCCATACTTGGCCAGAGAAGTGTATGGCAGTCTGTGACGTGTTTACATGTGGAGAACACACTATTCCTCAACAGGCAGCGCACTATATGTTTGATCGTATGGAAGCGTCTGAATGGGAGGGAACTGAAATTAATCGAACTTTAGATGATGAATGATTTTTTATGGGTAGAGAAGTATCGTCCTCAGACTGTTGAGGATTGTATTCTTCCTGCCAATGTGAAGCAAACCTTCCAGAGTTTCATTGCTCAGGGTGAGATTCCTAATCTCCTCTTGTCTGGAACTGCTGGTGTTGGTAAGACTACTATTGCCAAAGCACTATGCAAAGAACTAGGTGCAGACTATTATGTTATTAATGGATCGGATGAAGGTCGATTCCTGGATACTGTACGCAATCAGGCAAAGAACTTTGCCTCTACTGTGTCTCTCACTGCTTCTGCTAAGCACAAAGTTCTTATCATTGATGAGGCAGATAACACGACGCCCGATGTTCAACTCCTCCTCAGG